AAGCATGGCATGGACATGCGCCTCCGCTCCCGCCGACCGAACAGGCACGTACTGGTGGACCAGGCCGAGAACTCGCATCAGCTGTAGGTGTAGCCGGCGGGCTGCAGGACAGCGAACGGGTAGCGGGTACCCGCATTGGCGTTGAGGGCGTTGACCGGATTGCTGGTGGCGAAGGCCAGGCGCATGGTCACCCGCAGGGCAATGTGGTCCTGCTGCATCAGGTTCAGCACGATGGCGTTGGAGCCATCCGTGATCACGCCCTCAGTGAAGACTCGGAAGCTCACGTCCTGGCGCATGCCGATGATGGCATTGGACCAATCGCCGGCGATCATGCTGGTCTCGGTCGAGTTCCAGCCGCCAGAGGTGACCTCCCGCAGGGGGAAGCCGTACAGGGTCGAGCCGACCCCGTCCTGGAGCGCCGGCTGGTAGATCGGCACGCCCTGGGCGGTGCGCATGCCGACCAGCTGCCAGGGGAAGCCCGGCTTCACGGCGAAGCCGTTCATCTGGAAGCCGTCCTCGGCCAGGATGCGACCCATGTTAGCCACGTCGGCCCCCAGGTCGGGATAGGTGCCCTGGGTGAAGCGGTTACCGTGGCCGACGGCGGTCTGGTAGATAGCCGGGCTCCAGGTACTCGGCTTCGAGGTGCCGTAGAGGCAGGCGGCGTCGATCAGCTTGCCAATGGCCTCCGTGATCCGGGGCCGGACCTCAGCCCAGATCGGCACCATGGCGTCATCGAAGTACGACTCAGGGATTGGCACGATGCAGGCGATCTCCTCAGCCACCAGGGTGACGTTGGCCCACTGCTGGTCGGTCGTCTGCTTGCGGGCTCCGGCGCCGGTCTCAGCGGTCAGGAAGTAGGCGGTAGGAAGCGCTGAGAGGACAGGCTGGCGAGTCGTCTTGGACGACATGGGAACCGTGCGGGCCAGGCTTAGCATGGCCGACTGGCCGGGCAGGCCCTGAATGATCGACTGGACCACGGGATCAGGCACCAGCGGATCGAGGGTCGAGCCCTGGCGAATGATGTCGTTCGTGTAGGACATGGGGGTCGTTTCTCCTAGTTGTGACTGGCCCCAGTCCTATCAGGGCGGGGGGATTACCTGCTGGGATGGGCCATCCGTCGAAGCCAAGCGTCGGCATCGGGCTCGGTCGACGGGCCCCGGGCGCCCTGTTTCAGGTCGGCCGGTTTCTTGCCCGCTCCCAAGTCCTTCACCAGCTCTTTGGCGTCAGCCTCAAGCTCATCTTTGGTTTCGCCCACCAGGCGTCGGGCCTGGCTCACGGTGAGACCTGCAGCCTGGGCCACCTCAGCCCTGACCGCCCTAAGCTCAGACTTGATGGCCGCCTCCTTGGCAGCGGCCGCTTCGTCCTGGGCCCGTTGGATCTCGGTCTTGTTGGCGGACTCCAGCTCGGCCAGCTTCTTAGCCGCATCGGCGTTCGCCTTGGCCCTGTCCTCATGCTGGCGGGCCCGCTGTTTCCAGTACTCGACGTCGTGGTCGGTACCGGCTCCGGTGCCATCACCTTCAGGCGGCGGCACGGTCGGAGGGGGGGTGCCAGGCGGCGGGTCCGTTACGGCCCCTGTACCTGCATCGCTCATTGTGTGTTCCCATTCGGGGAGTAGGCCCCATTGCGGCGCCTGTTGAGCGCTCAGCGTAGACGCACGACGGTCCTAGCTGGCAGTTGCATCGACGGTAACCCGATCGGCGGCGTCAGCCCCCAACAGATGCCGGTCGCCGGCCTTGGCCAACGTGGGCCCGTACTCGCCATGATCGTAGACCGTCACGTCGCCCGAGTTGACGGCCTCGAGCAGCGGCTGATCGAGCACCCGGCCCGGGTCCTGATGGCCGATGATGGGAGCCACGGCGCACGAACACCCTGGGTGGATGGGCATCAGCTCGCCCCGGTGGTAGCGCTGGGTCGACGCCAACGTGCACAGCCGACACGACTTCATCCCGGTCAGCACCCGCCGGTAGCCGACCACTCCCCGGGTTCGACCCAGCACGGAGACCGCAGCATGCGTGCGGGCCAGCTGCAGGTCAGTGGTGGCCAGCTGCACGGCCCGTTGCTCGGCCCGGGCGAAGACCTCAGCCCCCAGCATCCCCTGACCCAGAAGGCTGCGGGCCTGGATGACGGGGCGGGCGTAGACCACGTCAGGTGGCACACCCTGGCGGACCACGGCCCCGGTTACCTTAAGCGGGTCGACGCCGATCAGCTCCAAGGGCTGACCCGTCATCTCGGCCACGGTGCGGGCCAGGTAGGCGGCCTGGAGCTGGGCCGCCTGGCGTTGGGCGCCGGCCACCAGTGGCACGACCAGCGCCAGCCAGCGGGCCAGGCTGGCATCTGAGACGTCGGGGATCGAGCGCCAAACCCTGGTGATCAGCTCGATCAGCGTCTCCTGCAGGCGAAGCCCCAGCGCCGTCTGCTGGGCCACCAGGACTTCACCGGCCATCAGGCGTGCGCTGGCACGGGCGCAGGAGGTGCCGGTGCCGCACCCGGGGCTTTCGGTGCGGCACCGGCGGACGCTGCACCTGATGGGGCAGGCGGTGCGGCGCCGGGCATGGGCATGGGCTGGCCGTCGGGCCCCAACTGCGGCTGCAGCTGGGGCGGCATCTTCAGCATGGCCTCAAAGGCGTCGTTGGCCAGCATGGCTTCCATGCGCTCGATCTGCTGGGGTGAGTAGCCCAGATCTTCCCACAGCTGACGCTTGGGCACCTCGACGCCCGTCGTCGCCTTCTTCACCGCAGCATCGGCGCTGGCGGCCTCGTTCCGGCGCTCAGGGTCGGCCCAGATCACCTCAGCGTCAATGGCGACCTTGCGGCCCTTGAGCATGAAGGCCAGAGCCTCGACGGCCTCCCAGCTCTCACCGAACTGCAGCATCCGGCTCCGACACTTCGCCACCAGGCCCGACTCAGCGGCCGTGAGGGCGTCGCCTGAGACGTTCACCATCTGGCCCAGCAGGTAGTAAGGCGGCGTCCGTGAGATCGAGGCCATGGCCTCGACGTCGGCTCTGACACCATCAAGGAACATGCGTATGTCGGCGTTGGTGAAGTCACCGAACTTGGCCGCTGCATCCTCGACGTGCCAGATCAGGTCGGCGCCCGGGTCGAACTGGTTCTTGTCGATGTCGACACCCGTGGCCCAGCGCTGGCGGAACGACTGGGTTGCCCCGGTCACCATGCGGTCAAGCGTGCCCTGATTGATCCGATCCTGGATGTCGATCAGATCCTCGAACTCGCCAAACCCGCACCGGGCTTTCTCCGGACGGTTCACGAAGGGCACCACGGGCACGACGGGAGCGGTTGGGTTGGCCTCGACGCCGTCCGTACCTTCGTCGAGATCCCGCTCCCAGTGGGCGGCATCCCAGGGCGTGCCGCCTTCCCGCTTGATGCCGGTGAAGTAGGTGATGGTCTCCGGCAGATAGACCACAGCGTTCACCTCGCCCGTGACGTCGTCCGACCACGTCTTGAGGGCGGCCCGCACCTTACGCCGGTTGCACGGGTCGCATTCGTGCATGACCTGGCGTGGGTCTTCGCCGGTCACCAGCACGCCCGTCTTGCTGTCGGCGTCGTCGGTCGGGCCGACCACGACGTAGGCCCGGCGCATGACCAACGCATCCCGCATGACAATGCCGGCGTCGGCATCCAAGCCGTTGTCCTGCCAGACGTCGTGAGCCAGGGCGTCGGCGCTGACGTCACCCTGGCCGCCCATGCGAAAGCCGTCGATGCGGAGCCGGTCGAGCACGCTCTCAGTAACCAGGCCGACGAAGTTCGTCCGAGCCTGGCGCTGGAAGCGGGTGAAGGTCTCCCTGGAGCGCTTGTTCCCCGTTGGGAACGGGTGCAGGCCCTTGTCGTAGTCGTTGAGCCGGTTCATCTCGGCCCGCTCCGCATCGAGGCGCTGGCCCAGGCGGACCAGCCACCACTCAGCCGAGCCGGCCAGCGCCAGCTCCTCAGGGTCTAGCGCCACTCGATCATCTCGCCTTCATGGTCTTGGACTTCACGGGCTTGGCACTAGCCCCGGCAGCCAGCGCCAGCTGACGCACCATCCTGGCCCCGATCGTACAGACACACCCGTCAATCTTCAGGACTGAGTCTCTGGACTCCTTGGCGATGGCGACGCCGTAGCGGTTCTCGTACTCCCTGGCGTTGGCCACGTGACGGGCCAGCACTGGGTGGCCATCATGCGTGAACAGGCCCTCCTTGATCTCAGCCCGCACCAGCTCGCAGGCGGCGGTGAACTGGCGGGAGCGGCCGTGGCCCTGGCCCCGCATGTCGAAGGCGATGGGCTGTGGGTCCTGGCCGCCGACGACGGATCGGACCTTGAGCTGATCGCCGTAGCGGCGGGGCCACTCGACCTTCACGAAGGATTCCCACTCGTTCACGTCACCGAAGAAGCCGACGACGTTCCAAGTTCTGAAGGCCCGGGCCACGGCCAGGTCGACGCTGTTCATGTCGACGCTCTGGCCCTTCGAGCGGTCGGGCTCCCAGATGCCGATGGTGAAGATATGCCCGTCTTCCAGCGTGCATCCCACCAGCGCAGTGGCGTCCCTGGTGCGGGAGCCGTCGAAGAACATGACGACGTCCTCCTGCTCGGCCACCACCCGGGCCGGGTCGTACATGGCCTCCCACTGCTCGGTCGTCACCCAGGACAGCTCCGGCGCCTCCGGACGGTTCAGGTACTTGCGCTTGGAGTCCGATGGGAGCGAGGCCACGTGGTAGATGCGACGCAGGATGGGATGCACGTCCGGTTTCGAGCCTGGCACCCGCCGGGCGTCGCCCGGGCGGTCGGGGTCGGGCTCGTGCGGGTACTTCCAGTCGCAATCTTCGTAGACGACCTCAAGCGCCTCCTGCAGGGCCACAGGGTCGGCCAGCTCGACCTTGGGCGGAGCAATGACGGCGTCATACAGGATGCGGGTGCCCAGCGCCTGTGTCCGCCCTTCCTCCTGGGCGATCCAGGCGGCCCACATCGCCTCGGCCACGGACTCCTGCCCTGGGCTCCAGGCGTTCGAGGTGCCGAGCGGGCGGGCGCCCGACTTGGCCAGGTTGTCTTCGATGGTGGCCGCCAGCTGGGGTCCGTTGTTGCCGGGGCGCCAGTGCTCCTGCTCGTCTTCGACCACGAACGTGCTCTCGGCTCCCTCCGATGCCGACACGCTCGACGTGATCACTTCCAGCGTGCCCTCAGGCACCCGGTAGTACTGCGTCTTGCCGACGTCGAGGTTGTAGAAGCTGGCGACGTGCGAGCCCTTGGCGGCGTAGGCCCGCACGTAGCGCATGGTGTTCTGCGTCTGGGTGGCGGCCGTGGCGGCGATCTGCACCAGCGGCATGCCGACCACCATGCCCTCAACGCCACCAGGCGCCCCCCGACGGAAGGTGGCCAGACGCACGGGGCCCAGGAACTCAGTGAGGGCGTGGACAGCGGCGAACGGGCTCTTTCCGCTCCCCTTGGCCAACCGGCGGATGGCGGCCGAGTAGACCCACTGGGCGTCGGCGTCGAGGGCGTAGAACCACAGCAGGAACCGCTTCTGGCGGCTGGTCACCCGGTACGAGCGACCCGCTCTCGGCCCGTTCGGCTGGGTCAGGCCCCGCCAGCCGTCAGGGAGCCCGGGGAAGCCGCCCCAGCCCTCAGCCCAGGCGATGGCGTGCCAGCCCAGGGTGGGCGGCGCCGTGGGGTCCAAGATGTCCCACGGCCACGCCGGAAGCGTGTCGAGGCGCTGGGCCGGCGGCGTCTCGGGCTCGATGAGCGCCGGTAGGGCCATGTCGCCTAACGCTACTGCACCGCCCCCCGAAGAGAGCGGTGCAGTCCGCAGAGGCCACGGTCCTACCGGTGATCAGCTGGGGTGTCCGAAGGTGTGCGACGACTGCGCCATTTGTTGAACCGGTGCGCTAGCCGATCTCCCCGGTCAGCTCCCGAGCCTACCCGGACTTGCGACGGGCTTCGTCGATCCAGCTGACAGGAGCGGCCTGGCCCTCAGCCGGCACCCGCTCGAGCTCCAGGCTCACCCGACGTCGATCGGCCTCAGTGGCCAGGAGCGCGCCCATGCCCTTGAGCACGGCAGCGAAGCTGGTACCCATCGGGCGGTCGACATGGACGGGCTCGCCGGTCTTTTCGTTGAATCCCACGTACCGGGGCCGCAGGAGCCGGCTGATCTCTTCGGCCGTCACCTCAGCCAGGGCCCAGTCGGACGACTCGTAGTAGACGCTCTGCCCGCTCGACTTCAAGGACTCGAACCAACGCTTGGCGATCGGGTGCCACTTCGGATTGCCCTTCGGGATGACGGGCTCACCGCCGGGGGCGTGCTCGACGGGGCCGCCAGCCGGCTCATTCGTGCGCCGACGCTGGTCGGACCGCTTTGGGACTGGACCTCGTGCAGGCATGCCAGAAGGCTACTGCACTACACATTACAAC